GTCATGAGAAAAATGTATACATCAGGGAAAATTGCAGGTCATATTTGTCCATTTTATTATTACTGTCAAGTTCAACAACAATTGGAATGTTGTGATTTAGAAAAATGTGATTTCTGGCAATGTAAAATAACAGAGTATAAAGATAGATATGAATATTTGGGAGATTTATGTAATGATACAAAACATACAGTTGGGACTGATAGTGAAGAGATTCAAATTGATAATCGTATTAAAAAAGGTATAATATTAAAATTTTTACCAAAAAATTGGTTACCTGAATTTGATGGTGATTCTATTGAATGGAAAAGTAAATTTATATATCCAACTAATTTATTGATGGTTGAAGATGAATATGATTCATGGATAAGTCAAATATTAAGTAATTGGGTAACTAATTATCCAGATATATATGAATCTCATTATTTTGAAAAGATAGTTTATTGGAAATTAGAAGCATCCCATAATGTAACAATTGATCGAGATAGAAAATTTATGAATAATATTTTACCAATTTTAAATAATACATGGGCTAAAGTTTTATATTATAGAAATAACATTTCAAAATTAGATGAATTGAGAGAAATAATTAAAAAAAGAACAAAATTTATTAAATTTGATACGCGTATTAATATTAATAATAATCTTGTAAGTAAAAAAATATTATTTTTAAATTATCCAAATACGGCTAAAGAACTGAAAATAACAAGCTTTACTGATTTAGATGAAGATATTTTTTTAGACTAAATATATTAAAAATACTATAAATTTTATAAATTTTATTCTAATAAATTATTTTAAAAATAATTATTTCTGTATATGATTATATATGCCACGATCTAAAACAACTGAGTCAAGAAATAGTTTTACAGGTGTAAGAAAATTATCTAAAAATTCAATTAAAAAAACCAAGAAAGGTACAGATACTAATACTACTGAAGAAATGCTTGATATATTAAGTTCAGAATCAAACTTTAAAGGTATGCAACAACCTATGCAACCACAACATATGGGACAAACTATTAATAATAATGAAGTTGATCCATTAATGGTTAGTAATTATGTTCCAACAAATGACCAAGGTCAAATATTAGATAACTTTAATAAAATTGGTGATTTATTAGGAATGACTCAAATTGGTAATCCAGTTTTATCAACAGATTCAACTGTTCAAAATCCTATAACAGCACAGCAGAACCCTATGGCACAACAATTAACTAGTCAATTAATGCAACAATCAATGATGCCTCAACAAATGATGCCACAACAAATGCAACAACCAATGATGCCACAACAAATGCAACAACCAATGAACCAATTTATGGGTCAACCAATGAACCAATTTATGGGTCAACCAATGATGCAAGATTCAATTGGAGAAAATACTATAATTGATAATATTAAAAATCTATCAGGACTTTATAAAGTTCCAAAATTAGCTTAAATATATTAATATTTTTATAAATATTAATATAATTTAAATTCAGGTATACTTATTAATTTATCAATTAGATAGGTCTCATTATCTATTTTAACTAGATTAGAATTATCATCTAATTTTAATCTACCAACTGGATAATTTAATTCATAATCATAAACAACATTAGTTTTATCATAATACCAATAATTTTTAGATTTAGATAATAAATTATCAGAAATATTATAAGAAGCATTTATTTTTCGTACTTTAATTTTTATTATAGATGAATCTTTAGAATTTAGACCATTGTTTATTTTTTGATCATATTCGATTTTATCATTAAATGCAGGACCTACAGGTTCTTCTAATAGTGATTCTTCATTAAATTGGAAACATCTATATTTTGTTCCCATCATATTATGAGATTTAAATAGTTCACAATCAACTGCTGCTTCTTTAATAGCTTCTAAAAAACTTAATAATAAATTATTTTTCCTCCTTGAAATAGATTCCATCTTTTCATCTGTTGTTTCCTTTCCATTTTTTCTAACCATTTTATATCTAAAAACATCTACTCGTCTTTCATTTATTGGCAAAGCAGCATGATGACATTGACGAACCGCACGACCTACAACTTGTTCAATTCTAACTTCGTTCCAAAATGGTTCCATAATATGAACTTGTCTAACATTATATAAGTTAATACCTTCTGCACCAGCGGGTGAAACCATTATAATTTTTGCTATTTTACCATATAAATTTAAAGGATTATTAAAAACTTTTTTATTTATTTCTCGTTGATCTTTTTCAATAGAACCATGGTACTCTACATATCTAAAATAGTCATTTTCATTAGTTTTTTCAAAATCAATTTTACTGTCGTTTGCAAAATTAACAAAACCAAAAAATTGCATATATATTTTTAATATCTGTAGACCTTCCATTTCTACATAATTTGAATATATTAGTACAGGACCTTTAGATTTTAATAAATTAAATATAATCATTACCATTTTTGGTGAACTTTTATACAGAGCTTCAAATAATTTTGATTTCTTTTTTTCATTTGCATAAAATTTACTAAAACTTGAGTCATATTTAGTTTTAAATGTTTGGACATCATCTTGTAAAGTATATTTATTTTCTTTATCTTTACGGTGAAATTCTTTGAGATATTCAATAAATCCATTTACAAAATATTTAATTGCTTTAACATATTCAGCAACCTCTTTGTTTGATTTAATTAATAATCTTTTTTTTTCTTCATCTTTACTTTCATCTATTATATTAGCTTCAGATTCTTTAATTTTAAATTTACCAGGTCTTGGTCTTTTCTCTCCATCAATATCTCCATTAATTTTAGGAAAAACAAAATTACATGCTTGACGAGTATAAGAACTATAAGTAGACATTTCATCACCTACTTTTCCTCTAGACATTCTTCTTCTTATTTTTTCTTTTTCCTCTTCAATCTTTTCAAAATAATCATAAACTTCCTCAAAATATTCTTCCATTGGAATATTTTTATAATGTGTTACTTTAGTTGCATATTTATCTGGTGTAGCACCTAAATAATATGAAACTAATCCTAAAATTCTTCGTTGGAACATATTTTTACTGTCTTCATTTAATGATGCAAAATTTGATGATGAAATATAAATTTGACTAAAAATAGCTTCACTTGTCGGAAATGAATTAGGTCTTAACAAATTAAATAATAAAGCAAATTCAAATGGATTATTAACTGCTGGTGTAGCTGATAATAGCATAATACGGGTATTATTATTATCTTTTTTCTCTTGTTGTATATAATCATATATGATCTGTGCTCGCTTTCCTTTTTTACTAGAAATATTGTTATATACATTATTTATAAAACGGTGACACTCATCAATAACAAATAGAAATGGTTTTGAACTATCGGCTTTTTTAATTTTATCTAAAAAATCTTTATCTGCAAATGGACTATCATAATGAACAAATGTAAAATTACTAAATCTAGATTCATAATTTTCTTTAGTTAGCCAATTACTAATATCTCTTATCCATGGATCATTTTTAAGTGCAGCTGGTATAATTAAAAATACATTCCACTTTGGTGTATAATTATATAAAATATTATAAACATTTATCATTGTTACTGTTTTACCTGATCCTAAACCATGGTAAACTAAAATATCTTTGAAGGGTGATCTGTAATCTAGATAAGATCCAATAAATTTTTGATATAAAGTTAATTCATCTGCTAACTTCTCATTACATGGATCTTCACCTTCTCTTCTTATAATTTCAGGTAAGATATATTTTTTAAAATTTTGCATAATCCATAATGGAAATATTCTACCATTTTCTTGTAATATAATATCTTGTTTATTGTATGCACCACCAATTATATCTATATTATTATTCATATTATGTTTTATTAGATATTAATTTATAATAAAATAATTTGTTAAATAATATTAATGGATTATAAAAATAAATATTTAAAATATAAAGAAAAATACTTAATACTAAAGAATCAACAAATAGGAGGTATATCACCTGATTATTTATATTATTTTTTTATATCAAGTATTATTGCTATTTTTATTGATAAAAAATTTCATGATATGATTAAAATTAAAAAAGATGAAATTATTAAATTACTAAATAAATATAATATTGATTTAGAAAAAATTAAAAATTTTAATTTACATAAATTACCTGAAATTATTAAAGAAAAGTTAATTACTGCAAATTTAGATTCTAAAAATTTAGAATCAATTTTAAATATAATTTATAATGAAGTTAATAAGCATAGAATTAATAATTTTAATATTAATAAGGAAATTTCTGATCAATTTATTTCATTTAATATTAAAATTCCAAATAAAAAAGTTTAAAGAATATTTAAATCTTAATATAATAATATGAATCCTGTAATTTTATCATTTGATGTTGGAATTATCCATCTAGCATATTGTCTTTTTACCAAAGAAGATGATAAATGGAAAATTATTGATTGGAATAATATTGATTTGACTGATCGTGAATTTACTAAATGTCATTGTGGATTAAAAGCATCATTTATGCATAATAATAAATATTATTGTAAAGTACATTCTAAAAAATGTGAACCACTTAAAAGCTTTGAAGATTTATTTTCATCTAACACAACTAATAAATGTAAATCGTTAGTAAAGGATAAATGTTGTGATCGGAAATCAGCATTTGATTTAGAAGGTTGTACATTTTGTACTACGCATGCTAAATCAAAATATAAATCATTACAAGGATTATATAAAATTAAACCTTATAAAAATAAAGCAATAAGTACTTTAGATTTTGATGAAACAAAATTAAAGTTATTTCAAAAGCTAGAAGAAAAAAATAATTTATTAAATGCAGATATTGTTCTTATAGAAAATCAACCTAGTTTTAAAAATCCTACAATGAAAAGTATATCAATAAGTCTATATGATTATTATTTAATGCGAGGCATTTTAGATAAAAATACTACAAAGTCAAGAATTAATAAAGTAAAATTTATGTCACCATCAAATAAAATAAAACTAGCAGACGATGGTGAAATAAAAAAAATAGTTTTAGCAAAAACAACGAATGATGCAAAAGCGTATAAATTAACAAAAGATTTAAGTGTTAAATATACTAAAGAATTACTAAATCATTTACCATCGTGGCTAATTTTTTTAAATGAACAAAAGAAAAAAGATGATTTATGTGATGCCTTTTTACAGGGTGCTTATTACTTTGAAAAAAATTTATAATTCATTTAATAAATTTTTTCAAAAATATGCAATATAAATGAAATAAGAAATAAAAATTTTATAATATCAATAATATTATCTGGTTCTAATATTGTTAGGGTTTTAATAGTTGATGGTTCTAATTCGTGAATAAGTTTAATACTATTACATATTGCTGTTTCAATTGATACAAACTGTTTACAATTATTTGAAGAAATATTATCTAAAATATTATTTTGTTTATTAAATACAATATTAGTTGGTTCAGGTAAATTAATATATATTTCTTTTAACTTCATAAAAACTTCACTTATTATTTCATTTTTAGATAACATATTATTATTATTTAATACAGTAGTTGAAATTACAGTTACTGATCCGGAATCATTTAAATAAGTGTAATCAGTTAAAACTAATCCAATAATTCCTAATTTTGGTATAGACCATTCAATGTCTTGTAAATCTAGTTTAAAATCCCAATGAAAACTAATAGATATAAGAGTGTCATTATATTTTTCTAAAATTATATTTTGACATTTAATATTTTTATTATTTATATCAATTGAATTATAATTTATTTTATCAATTTCAGTATTTAATAATATATCGCAATTACCAGTAGCATTAATATGATCTATCCATATATTAAATAGTTTTTTATTAAGTGGTTCTTTTGGTTGATATAAATTATATGACAGTTCCTGATTAGCTAATCTTAAAAAATCTTTTAAATTACAATCTGAAGTATGATAAAAAAATGTACATAAACTACTCATATATTCTATAGATTTTTCATTAAAATTATTTTCTAACATAAAGGATTGTAAAGTTCTATTTTTGTTATTGTTAAAAAATTCACAAATAAATAATAAAAATTCTCTTATATTTAAATATTCTAATGAATTTTTTAATATAGAAGCACTATTAAATTTCATTTTTCTAAATAAAGTATCAAAATTAGTACCAAAATTTAATAATAATTTTTTAAAATTAATATTTGAATCTGAATAAAATATTGGACCAAATTCAATCTTATCTTCATTACCAATTAATAGTATTTTCTTATTTAATTTTGCTAAATAATAAGCAGATGTTAAACTAAACGGACCTGTTCCAATTACTATATAATCATAATTTTCCATAATTACAATTATTAAATAAATTTTAATTTTTCTAAACCAATAAAAAATTATGATAAATATATATTATTATAAATTTCTTCTTCAATTGTATCTTTTATTAATACTCGATACAACTGAACTTTTTGTTTTTGACCTAAACGACATGCTCGACCGATTGCTTGTCCTTCAATTGCAGCAATTTCTTCTTTTGAGCCATTTATTGGCTCTACAAAAAATAAATGTGTAGCTTCTGTTAAATTTGTTCCTGAAGCTGCATTTTTTAGTGATAACATAATTACCTTATTATCTTCTCCTGATAATGTTTTACCATTTTTAAATTTATTGATAGCACTATTACGAGACCATACATTTCCTTTAACAAAACAATTAGCAATACCATTTTCTGACAAAGTTTTACCAATAAGCGATAACATAAAATCCCATTGAGAAAAAATAATAATTCTTGAATCAGGTTCAAGTATTAAATTTCTAATCATACTAATAACTTTGCCTAATTTTGATCCATATTTCTCAATCAATGGATTAATATTTTCTTTAGGCTTATTATCTTTTTTATTAATTAAATAGACATCACTTAGTGTTATTTGTTTTTTACACATTGGACACAATTGTTTATATTTTAAACAATTTTTAATGCATTCTGAACAATAAATATGACCACATTTAGTAACAGATCCATCTGTAATATTTTCCAAACAAATTGAACAGTTTTCTTCGGTTTCTTTCAATTCAGAATCATCTAATTTATTTAAAATTGCTAACATAAATTTTGATTCAGTCAAAATATTTTCATAAGATTTCTTTAACATATGATAAGCCTGATTAGTGGGATCAAGTTTTGATAATTTTATTGTATAATCATTAATCATTTTGTTGTGATGTTCAATTAATTTTGTTTGCATTACTGATAAATCTACTTCTATATCACCAAATACTTTTCTACATGAATCTAATATTAATGGATGACAACATAATTGTTGAAGGCATTCTTTAGAAACCTTATTTTTCTTAGATTCATATAGATTTTTTTCTAATTCTGTAAATGTAATCCATTCTATTTTTTCATCATAACCAAATAGTTTAATTTCATCTGAAACATCACATTTTCTATGTCTAATGCAAATCTGTTCTAAAATATTATTCCAAATATATTCTTTATTTAAAATAGTATTAAATAATTCAGATTGTCGAATATTATTACTATCAATTTTAATATTTAATTCTTCATCATGTAGAACTAGATTTAAATATTTTACACAGTTCATTAAACCGGTATAATTTACAAATGGTGACCCAGAAATATACCAATATGAATTAGAATTTAAATTGCTTAACCACGTAGCCATATATTTAGCTTGTGCGATATTTCCTAACATTTCGCCAAAAATTTCATGACCTTCATCTAAAACTAATCTGTGAAAATTAAAAAATTCAAATAAAGGTAATTCATGATTTTTAATTACTTCATAAATTTGATTATCAATAATACCATCTGTAGAATTAATAATATTATTTTGAAAATAAGTTCTTAGTGCACTATTTCTATGATCTGCACAAAACATACTTGCAGTTATATTTTTATAATGAATACAAGGATAATATTTAAAGTTCATAAGAAATTGGTGACTAGTAATAACAATGTCACTTTCAATAAAATCTTTATATAATAATTTTTCATGATCTTTTTTTGTTAATATTGATAAAATTTTTAATGATGGATTTACTCGTTTTGCTTCATTTTCCCATTGTTTTGTAATATGTGATGGACAAACGATTAGTGTAGCTTTAGAATTTAATTTCCAATATTTATCAGTTTGTGAAAAAAATAATTTATCGACAATAGTAGAAGGAGCAGATGAAATTAGCGCAACTGTTGTAATTGTTTTACCTAAGCCCATTTCATCAGCCAAAATTCCTCCATTAGATTTAATTTTAAATGATCTAATTTTATCATTTACAATATTTTTTATTGGATCATAATTAATCTCTAAATTGTGAAAATTTATTTTTGTGCTATAATCAACACTAAAATTAATTGATTTTTTTTCCATTTCAATCATTTTAGCTAATGATTTTTTTTGATAATCATATAGTTTAATTTTTATATTTGTCGGTTCAATCATATTAAATTTTGGATAATAACTTTTATTATCATCAAATTTTACAAACCTTTTTAAACTATTATTAAAATATGATGTTATCACTAAATTTAATGCCATTGATTTGTCTAAATATTCCTGAATTAAACTATCATCAATTATAATATTTGCTAGATTTCTAAAATATGTTCCAGTAAGTTCAGATGAAATATCAAGCGACCATAATGGTGAATTATTAATTAATTCAAATATAGCATATCTTTGAATCGCATTTTCTAAAAAACATCTTTTATGATTTATATTATTGTTACTTTTATATTCAAAATATACATAAGTTTCATTAAAACTAATTAATTTTGTATTTTCATTGTTTAATGAATTATTTGATACATCTATTTTAATACTACCTATTTTCATATATATTAATTAGGTATTAAATATATAAATATCAATTTTTATTGATTAATATATAAATAATAATTCTTTATTTATTTATAATGCGTTTTATTTATTTAGTATTTTTCCAATTAGTAACCGTAAATACTTTTACTATTTTTAATAGAATTTTACAAAAAAATATTAAAGAACATCATATATTTCAAAAAAAAAATTTAGAATCTGCTTTATTTAAAAAATCAAAAGAGTTTTTACCAATTCATAAACCAAGTTTGGATAATAGGCTACAAACTTTAAACAATAAATTAAATTTTTCTGAACTGACTAATCAAAATAAATTTGATCTAGCGTGGTATGTTATTGGTACACCTAATAGTTTTTCAAAAAATAAATTAAACCAGATAACTATTTGGAATAAAAATTATGTAGTTTGGAAAGATTCAGAAAATAATTTTCATGCACTTGATGATGTATGTTCCCATAAATCAGCATCATTAGCTAGAGGGAAATTAATTAATGATACTGTAATGTGTCCTTATCATGGATATAAATTTAATAATAATGGTACACTGGTTACAGTTCCAGGAATCAATTTTCAACATTCATGTATTCATGATGTTAAAAAATATAAAATAGTTAATAAAAATGGTTGGATTTATCTTAATACATTTGAAGGAACTCATAACATCGTCGCATCTTCATATAATCAAGATAATTTTACTGAAAATATTTTTGTGGAAGAGGAAGCTATTGATAACAAATTCAATCCAGTTTATTTGAATATGAATTTTAAATGTTATTCACGGGTCCTAAGTGAAAATTCATTAGATGTAATGCATATTGGGTTTGTTCATACATTTGGAAATTCCGAAAATCCTGCACCTACATTTGAAGATCCACCAAAATTAATTAATGATTATCCTTATCATTTTAAAACTTCATATTTATATGAAGCCGGTCGTAAGTCAATGGCTAAAAAAGTATTTTTATTTAATAACCTTACTATTGAAAATGAATTTATTTTACCACATACAACTGTTGCTCGAGTAAAATTTGGTGAATTAATTAGTACAGTTATGACATTTGCATTACCAATTAATATGACACATTCAGAATTATTTGTTAAAACATATAGAAATTTTTGGAATGAAAATGATGTAGCTAAACTAATAGGTAACCAAATTACCTATCAAATGATGTATCAAACAATGTTACAAGATAAATATGTAGTTGAATCAATTGCTGAAAACTGTGAAGATGGTAAATTCAATATGAAATTTGACAAACTGCAAAATACTTATGTTAGCTTATACAAAAAATTAGTTCATAATAAATTAAATTGTAATAAATGATTTATCCCATAGAAATATTTGCTTTTATTATAACATTTATAGAATATATATGTTATAATATTCTTTAATTTTCATCATATTATTTATATTGATTTTTTAAACTAGTGGTAATTTCCAATGAGCTCTGTGAAATATATTTGAATGGTAGAAATGTGTAAAAAATTATATTCTTCCAAAATCATCTTCATATCTTATAATATCGTCTTCACCTAGATAATCACCTATTTGTGTCTCAGTAAACTCTAATAAATCGTCTCCAATATTTTCTATTCTATGTAAAGATTTTACAGGTATATAAACACTTTCATCTTTATTAAGTGTACTAATATTATGACCTACTTGAACCTTTGCAGTTCCTTTTACCATAACCCAGTGTTCACTTCGGTAGTTATGTGATTGTAATGATAATCTTTTACCTGGATATACTGAAATTCGTTTTATTTTAAAACCATCTTCATTATTTCCTTCCACGTTTTTGTAGTACCCCCATGGTCTAAATACTGTTTTATGTAAAATACTTTCTTCTCTTTTTGTTAGTTTTAATGTTTCTACAATTTTTTTAACATCTTGTGTTTTTTTATTATCGCAAATTAAAAGAGCATCATCTGTGTTTACGATAATTAAGTTATTTAATCCGATTGTTGTAGTTAAACAATGATTGCTATCAATAAAACAATTATTTGTATCAAATGTAATTACATCGCCTTTAATTACATTATTATTACTATCTTTTTCGAGTTCTTCAAATAATGCCATAAATGAACCAATATCATTCCAGGTAGAATTGTAAAGTATAGTTTTTTTCTGAATTTCACTACCCTCATCATTACATAACTTTTCCATAATAGCATAATCTACCGATATAGACTTACAGTCTATAAAGGGATTTTCTGATAATAATATTTTTGTTTCATTCAAATTTGTATTTTTTAATGTTTGAACACAATTAATATAAATTTCATTTGCATATTTTTTAAAACAATCTATCATGTTTTTATTTTTAAAAATAAAAATTCCTGCATTCCAAAGATATGATCCTTCTTCAAAATATTTTTTTGCTGTATTATAATCAGGTTTTTCAACAAATTGAATCGTAGTTTTATTATCATCAATTTTAATGTAACCATAACCTGTTTCAACTCTAGATGGTTTTATTCCAAATGTTATTATTGATGTTTCAATATATTCAAATGATTTGATGCAACTATTAGAAAATTCAATGTCGTTAAAAATATGATCACAAGGCATAACAAAAGTATTATCATCTATAGTTCCTAATAACGCTGATATACATATTGCAGGTGCAGAATCACGACCTATTGGTTCGCTAATAATTTGATAATTAATAGATACTTTTAATTCGTTTATTTGTTTTTCAATAAAATGAGTGTGTTCTTTATTGCAAATAATAGTCAATTTATATTCGATGTTTTTATCGTTTATTTTTTTTACTAAATTATAAATTCTTAAAATTGTATTTTGAAGCATTGTATTTTCATTAGTTAGTTTTAATAATTGTTTAGGTAATTTTTCTCTGGAATATGGCCATAATCTCGTGCCAGAACCTCCACACAAAATAACAAAGTTTATCATATATATATATATATATATATATACTTTTTTTTAATATTTCCACATTTAAACCCTTGAAGATTTAAAATGCCGATTTTTTAATCGTCACGATTATAAAATAATATATTCTTAAATCAATAATTTTATTTTTAATGATCCAATATTATAAGATGTTTAGTATATTCATTTAATATTTTAGCAATATATTTAAGTGTAAAATTAAGTGTTAATTTTTTAGAAGTTTTTGTCATATGTGATGTAATTTTTTTATATTCTTCATAATTATTTTCATAATAATTATAGACTTTTATAATATCTTTTACAATATTATTATAAATATTTTGAGGTATTTTTTTATCATAATCAAAATCATAAACAAGATGAATATAATCTTTATTTTCTTTATATATTAAATCAGTAAATTGTTTCCAATAAGATTTTTCATTTTTTATAGAATTATAAAATGAAATTCTAATAATTAATCTATTAGTAAAAGTTAATTTTTTAAATCTGACTGACCAAGGTTTAACTCCTGGTAAATCTAATAAATATTTATGATCTTTCATTTTATATGGTTCTTCAAAATTTTTAGATGAAACAATAATATTAAATGGTTTTTTTTCAGATTCTAATTTTTCTCTAATTTGACTTTTTTTTTTACTATTTTGTCCACCTTTAAAATATATATCATTATTTATTTTATCTATTTTATAATTATTAAATGTTTGTTTTAAATCATCTAATTTAATACAATCAAATGAAGGAAACAATAATCCTAATATATTATCAGGTAATGCATAATTAAATATAGGAAAATTATCATAACAATATCCATCTGCACTGTATAAAATAATAACTGTATTATTTATTTCCTATAATTCTAATGTTTTTTCAATAATTTTAATAAATAATTTTTTCCTATCAAGAAAATCACTGTGTATTGCATATTTTAAATTAATTTTATTATTTACAATTTCTAAAATAATAAATCGTGGATTATTTATATATTCTTGAATTAATTTTTTAATACTATTTTTTTTTTTAAATTTACTTATTTGATTTTATATAAATTTATTCATTATATAATATTATAAAAAATTCAAAATAATAAATTATTACACTTGAAAAATTAGTGTCCCATTTTTCAGTAAAAAAGGTGTAATGATTACTAATTTTTTTATAGAAGAGTCTTATAAAAGATTTTGAGGAATTTTTAAAGATTTATTTTATTATGTTACTGATTCAGATTAAAATCTAATATATATATAAGATATGATATTATTTATCGAGAATAATGTTGGTTTTCACTATGAAATAATAGAAACAATAATTTTAAATTATAATAAAATAATAATTATAAATGAAATATCAACTATATATTTATCTGTTTTAGATTCTAATATTTCTTTTATGAAATATATCAAAAAAAAATATCCAAATATACATTTTTCAACTCCAACAGAATTTGACTATTACATTTCATGTACAATATATGATTATGATTATGATAAATTAATAAAAAATTCAAATAAATATTTTTATATATCTCATGTAATTACGGATAGATTAGAAAAACTAAGTAATGTTTTCTTCTTAACACCACTTACTAATAAATATATAATCGCTGATAAGTTGCCTTATATTGAAAATAAAATAAAATCAGATATTCCAATATATGTAATTCAAGGAAATATTACTAGTGATAGACGTAATTATAAGCTATTAGAGAAAATTTTAGAGAAAAATTATGAACATGATTATATAATTAAACTTATTGGTCGTGGTAATTTACCAAAAGAATTAGAAAAATATTCAGATAAAATAAAATTAAGAAATAATTTAAATTTTGTAGATTATCATAGAGAGTTTTTAGATGTATATTGTATATTACCATTAATAACGAAACAAACACATCCACAATATTATAATAACAAATTAACATCAACTATAAATTATTGTATTGGATATAACCTTAAGTGTATTATTGATAAAGATTTACAAAAAATTTATAATTTAAATAATGTTGAAATATTTAATAATGAAAATAATATTGTAAATTCTTTCAAAAAGACATTAATTGATTTTTATAAATAATGTAACATTATTTAAAATAGATAAAATTATGAAGGTTTGTTTTTAATGATTTTTCTAAAAAATATAATTCAAATATTTCTTTGGATTGACTTAAATTAATAATATGCGCTAATGCTAAAATTTGAGAATTCTTTGTTGATACAATTGCAAGTTTTGATAATTCTAATGCTGTATTATGATGCGAAATCATATGTTTAACAAATTCTAAATCGCTCATATTATGATTAGTATGATGATCTAATTTAAAATGAGTTTCGTCACATTTTAGATTTTTATAAATAATTGGATATTCAGTTTCAAAAGTACTTATTAATGGTTTATTTTTAGTATTTACTTCATTTATTGAATATTTAGTATCAATATATAAAGTTTTCATATAATTAACTTCATTAGTTTGATTAAATATCATGTTTCTAGCTTTTTCGAGAATTATATTATTTGATGATGATTTACTAATTAGTTTACTCATATCAATAGCAACTTGGTGATGAATTATCATTGCTTTTAAAAAATCCATATCATTGATAATATTATTTTTTAAGATAAAACAGTTCATTATTATTAATTATATATATTTTTTTTATGATTAAAATAAACTTAAATTAATATTATTTATTTTTAATATTTGACCTTCAATTGGATTATAAATAATAATATTTTTTTTATTAGTTAAATAGCAATGATATAAATAATTAATTTGAAATTCACTAGTTATAACAAATACAGTATCATTGTTAACAAAATCAATATAATCATAAATTTTAAGTTTATGATCATAACTAAATTTTCCTAATTCTAAATTATAATCAGTAAAAAATTTATTTAATATTTTATAATTTGGTATTATTTTTTTCATAATTTTTTCAACATCTTCTAATGGTTTTAATAAAAATTTATTTGCATATTTAATTAAGAAATAATTATTATTAGTATGTAAATATCTAAAATATAATTTTACTAAAAGGATAATATCTACTTTCTTAAATTCAATATCTAGTGATTCATGGATAATTTCTTCTTTAAATTCTGGTAAGCTAATATTTGGTATTTTTTGTAAAGCAGATTCATAATTATTTTCAAAATAACATTCTAACCTATAAATTAATAATTCTCTAAAAAAAGTATTTTCAATTAATTCATTTTCATACAATTCTTCAAATTTATCTATATTATCCTTAAAATATTTAAGAGTAACTGTTTGAAATTGCTCTATTCCTTTTGGAACTTCAATTAAAATATTTATATAATTATCATCATAGTAAATAACTGCAGTCCTCTTAACTTTAATTCTTTTAGTTGATAAATATTTTTCTAGTCCTAAAATTGATTTTTCTAATTCTTTATTTATTGGAACTAATGTATATTCATATTTAATTTTTTTTTCGTAAGGATACTCTACATTAGATAAATAATTTATTACTGGAAAATCTCTACTAATTTCTAAAATAGGATAATCTTGATTAAGTGATAATTTTGATATTTTATAGGATGAATTAAAATTATTAATTTCATCAACATTCTCATTAGGTAAATAACCTAATTTTTTATTTTCAACTGAATATACTGCAATTGCATTTTTACTTTTAACATTGAATTGATCATTCTTTAGAATAATTTTATCATTTAATTGCATATTTTTTAAATTTTCTGCAAATGAATATATTCCTTGAATTTTATAACTTGGCATTAATATATATAGCTTTTAAGGCTTATATATATTAATAAAAATTGATTTAAAACTATTTAACTTATAACTCTATATTATGGATCAAGAAGAGTCAAAATTTGTAATAACATATTTTTTTGCAAATTATTATAGTTTATATATGAGTAAGAATGATGAAGAGAAACAAATTATTTGTAATTTTCTCAATAGGTTTTTATCAGAAAATAATTTAAATTATGATAATAGTCTAGTTAATTTTTTTTCATCAAAAAATGAATTATATCAAGAAATAAAATTCATATTAATAGAAGAAAA